GTATCTGTAACCATAACGGTTTGCAAGTGGGGAAGAAGAAGTTACCTCCTCCTCCCATGTACCACTAAATTTACGTTGTCTGATGTTTGTCCTATCAAAAACCTTGCGGTCTATTTGAAATCTAACTTCTTGCAATATCTCGTAGAGAGAATACTCGTCATTGGTGTAGACAGTAATTGTATGTTTTCTCATAAAATTACCTCTCCTTTTGCGTCTAGTTCTAATGCGTAATCAACTTCTGGTGTGCGTTTAACAGTATCAACTTTTCTTGGATTCATAAAACAATCGTCTTCAATAACGTGTTGGCGAATTAATGCTGTTGCTTCATCTTTGCTGTTGGCATCAATGCGGTAATAGTCAACGTGAGTTTGTGTAACTCGTACTTCGTATGTGTTCATTGGTTTGATTTTGTAAATAAAAAATTTGTAAGGGATCAAATTTAAGCATTTGCTGCTTGTAAATTATTGTAGCCTGTAATGCTACACTTGGCAAATAATTAAAAAGGGGGCGGTGTTGCCCCCCTAACGATTAGACCGCTAATTTTTTAGCGTTCACTCGTACAGATACACATTTAGAGATCTGCTCAACTAATGAAATGTCTTCTTTCAAGAGTTGTCTAACTTTTGCATTGTTTAATGATTTGCGTTCAGATTTTGAAACTATTACATTAAACATCGAACCTTCTTTGCAATCGATTTTTGAATCAATAGCTTTTTTTCGTAAAGCTTCGTATTTTTTCATGATCTCTTCAGCTTGTGCTTTGAGATGTCCCATGTTATCCGCATCTTCTGCGGTAAAAATTGGTCGTTTAGGTCTGCCCATGTTAAATAAGAATTAGAAATAGAATTAAATAAGGGGTGAGAATAAAAGTCATAATTAAAATTATGTATCTTCATTTTTTAGTGTAGTCTAAATAGCTACAGGTGTCAAGTAATCAATTAATCAAAGGGATCTCTTCTTTTCCAAATTTCTACTTCTGTCTTGCATACTGGGCATGATGCATTGGTCAATACTGAAAACTCAGGGTAACCAATCATTCCCTCGTCAATATCTACATCACCTCCGACAATTAATTCTTTATGTCCGCACCAATAACAATTCATAATAAATTTAATTGTTCAATAATTTGAAATTTAATAATTTTTTTTTCTTCTTTTCTTTGTATTTCATAGCAATAAATATGTTTAGGCGGTTTATCTATGTATTTTGCTGTGCCTTCTTTCAATGCTTTTTTTATTTCATAAGTAAATGGCTTGTAGTTTTTATTATCATCAACAGACCTAATAGTTTTGTCGTGATATATTTTATCGTTATATAAAATTACTTTACTTTTAGCTGTATAACCTTTGTGTTTAAAATTACTAGCTTTATAAATAGTTCCAGAATGATTATAAAAAGGATCAGCATAGGAAACTATAATTTTATATTTAGTAAATTTTTTTAAGAATTTAATTGTTTTTGCAATAAAAAAACTTTCTGTATTTTTCTTTGTATCATCTACGCAACATAACCTTTTTAGTTCTATAACTTCATCTTCACTATTGCCGTACTTTTGCCATGTATTAGCCATAGACAATGATCCGTAAATAATAGAGCCTAACAATTGATTTTTATAAAACAATCCAAAAACATAAGAAATATTTAAACCATTTATATTTTTAGAATAATGCCATTGCTCCACAAAATTTCTTACTAGTTGTATAGAAACAGGTTTAACAATAAAATCTCGAACATTGACATTACTAAAATTAGTTTCTGGTTTATCTAACTTAAATAATGTTTGTTGATTCATTCCTCACCAAAAATAATATTGTACGGTGTTAACTCATAACCGAGTTCCCATGCTTTCTCTAATACTTTTTTTTGAAACTTTGCAGGGATGCATCCATGAGTTTTACCCCATTTAGAAATATTTGTTGGGTCTTTCTGAATAGCTCTTCCCAACGCTCGAACACCGCCAAATTCAGAAATTACTAGTTGGTATGGTGTTTTCTTTGTAGTATGTTCCATATTTACATTGTAGCCATAAATGCAACAAATAATCAAGTAATTAGGCAAAAAAAAGAGGGTGGTTAACCCTCTATGTATTTTTTAATGCGTTGTCAAGGCATTTAATAATGTCTTCTCTGTTTGGCATAAAACCTGTATTAAGTTGTTTAAAGTCCATTAAATTTGAGTAAAGAGAATAAGTTAAATTTTCAATTTGCTCATCGTTTAGTTTTGGAGTGTCCATGTCAAATAAGGATTAAGAATAAAAGTAAATAAGGAAATAGTGCGAAAGCCATTTTTAATCTCCAGTAAAAAAAGATGTAGGAGTAATTAAACTCCGTACATCTCCTTAAGTTTGTTTCTAGTGTCGATACCTTTATCGAATAATGACTTAAGACCTGTCTCGTCATTCTGCCAATGTCTGAGATCATTTCTCAAAGTATTGTGTGTCTCGATGTCTCTAGAAATAGATTTGATTTTCCATTCTCTATCGAACTCGTAACCCATACGGTCTGCCTGTTTTTGAATGTCAGCTAAACCTTCATCGCTAATAATTGCAGCTAGTGTTTTGATTTCTTTGTCTACCCATTTTTCCATTACAACTGGTAGCTTCTGGAATTTCTCCCACTTGGCCATTTGCTTTTCATTCTGGATAGCAAGTTTTTCATCTCGTCTGGCTTGTTTCTCAGCATCTGTCTTGGCTTGCTGTACTGACTTGCCCTCTTGCCTAGCACCTCGTCTGTCGCTTCTGTACTGGACGTACTGAGTAAGGTAACCGTTAGCTGAATTCTCACCGTAGCGGTAGTTCCACATCATCTGGAGGTGTATCTGGAAGTCATTGTCGTTAGATGTATGACCAGTAACATTGCCTTCGATAAGATTTTTCTTACCTAGTTTTAAATCAATGTCATAAACAGTATCTGTAACTGCTAAATGACCATTAACTCTCTCAGTACATAAAGCAACTGTGTGTAATCTCTGAGCATGAGCATTGTCTTTGCAAGCTTCATAATTAATTACGCAACTTAGTGGTCTGTAATAGTCGTTACGCATTGTCACGCTTGGGTCAAAGTAAGAAGTTTCTTCCTGATGAAAAGTAACAGTTAAAAATTCTGATAATTTGTACCAGTAAACTTTTTCTTCACCATGCCAAGTTTGTTTAGTATGGTAAGTTTTGCCTTCTTGCTCACGTTTTGACCACATAGCATTGTACTTATCTACATTAGATTGCACTTCTGCAATAAGCTTGGTGTAGATCTCTTGCTCTAGGTGGTCTGCAAGTTTTGTTGGGAAGTTGAACTGTGTCATTG